TGTCGTACATTTTGTGCACCTTTTAACACTTCCACCACCTGCAGCTCTTACGGCATCAGCTGTAAATACAAATTCGTTCTTACTTAATCTTGCGGGTACGTCATCAGCCCGTTCTTTTTACCTAAAGGTACAAAGCCACCACTTCGTAAATCCATTTCTTTGCCACCTAAATTCATTATACCACCATCTTTTTACCTTCAACCATTATTAATGTTTCACTCATCTCTTCATCATCTCCACCCTGCATTTCTTTACCCATATCATCAACAGCTTGTTTAGATATATCAGGTAATCTGTCATACATTGCTCTAGCCATTTTATAACTCATACCCATTGGAGTTGCTACTTTATATAATGTAGTTGCGATATCTACTAATGTTGATGCAACCTTTTTCTAATCCTGAAGGTCTTACATCCTCCATCATAGACTCTTCCATAACTTCTTCTTTACCTTTTGGTCCGACTTCCATCTCATCAACGTCAGCCATTATGATACCACCTTCTTCAGCCATNGNTCTNTGATCNGCAACTTTTCTTCTTCTTTTAAATTCTTTAAAATCGTTAAGTAATTTTTCTCGTGTATTTCTTTTCTCTTCTTTTCCTCTTCCTTCTAAATATTCTTTAAAAGTTATACCACCATCTTTGTAACCCATTATACCACCATCTTTTGCTCCCTGGTACTCGATGCTTTGTGATGTAACAAAGTCTTCTACTTCTTGTGGGCTAACAGCTTGATCACCAAACGTATCTCCAACATTAGAGTAATATTGTTTTAGGTATGGTCCTAACTGTTGTATTCTAGCTTGATACTCTTCTTCTGTTTCATCTTCTTGTTTAGCAAACAAACCACCTAGTAAACCTGCTCCTGCTCCAATTCCTAATATACCTGCACCTCCTAAACCTTTTAGTTTTGAAAATAAACCTGCGCTTCTGCCAAAGTCTTGAGGTGCACCTAACATAAAATTTTTAGCTTTTAAAAAACCAGGTATTTTATTAAAAGAAAAACCACCAAGACCTTTACCACCTAAAGATGATGGCATTCCTCCACCGCCAGCTAAATAAGCACCACCTGCTAACAAAGCAGCTTTACCTATTGGCGACTTAACTATTTTTTTGATTGGTCTAGTAATCTTCTTTACGAGACTCCCTAGTCCATATAATTGTCTTGGTTCTTGCATTCTTGAAATTGCCATAATCTTTTAAAATATCCTATTTTTAATCGTTTTACAACTCATTCGATTGAGCACCAATATTGATTTGAGCAACCTTTACATGCACATCTCTTCTTATATGCTCTCGTTTAGTAGCAGTATTAGAGTCATTTACATCAGCATCTGCCTCAGCATCTGACATATACTCTTGTCCTGTTTGAGTATTAGTCAAAGTAATCTCTACTTCAGGGGTAATAACCTTAGTTTTTTTACCCTCTATTATCTTAATCTCTTCTTTAGCTTCTTGTTCTATGAACGGCATATTTCTCCTATGATCGACTAATTTGTAATACAGAAGCGGTCATCTTTATTACATTAGTCTGTGTTGTTTGCATTTTTAATATATCTCCTGCTTCAAGTATAAGGATATTGTTAAATGTGAGTAAATCAACTCCATTACTTGCAAGAACATTTGATACTTCATATTCAAAATCAGTAGAACTTGAGGCATCAAAAACTTTACTTGTAACATCTAGTGCACTCCCGTGTGTGTTAAACAATTTAATTGTTTTAATAATACTAGTTGTAGCGTCAGGTGAAGTGTACATACTAACGTCACTTCCTGATGCGTTAACCACTGCTTGAATATTCTTATATACATTAGCCATTAATTTGAAAAGAAAGTAAATCTTTCTGTTTCCTCCTTTTGAGACTGTAAAAACGTAGAGTTCAATTGTTCAACGATTGCTCGCAATGCTCTGTTAATTTGTCTTTGGTTATCAACTTCGTATTGTTCTTTTGGTTCTGGTAATCTTACTATTATCTTTGTCATTATGTTGATCCTTGTACATCACTAAAACTTTCACCTTTACTTGTATCTGGTCCTTCCATAAAACCTGTGTCTTGAGCATAACTAGATTGATACCCACCTGTGCCCATAGCTTTATTAGATGCTGCTAAATTTTTAGTTTGTTTTAGTTGTTCTGCTTCAATAGCAGCTTTTTCTGCTTCTAGTTTTGCTTGTAAATCTAATAACCCTTGAGTTACTTTACCTTTTTTCTTTGTTATTGTTCTAGCAATCCTAGCTAATCGTTTATCTATAGCAGCTGGAATACCTTTACCAAATGCAGAGGAAATATTATATCCTCGCATTGCACTTGCTACAAGTTCTCCTGTTATTGGATCTCTATAAAAACTTGGTTGATTACCTTGATTACCATAAAAGTTTCCTACAACTCTTTCAGCATCGGTAGGTCCTCGAGCCCCGAACCCTAAAATACCACCACCTATTGCACCTCCCAAAGCACCATAAGGACCTAAAGTACCAAACCCTAATTGTGCTCCACCTTTTGATAACATATTAGAAGCTAATGCTTTAACTCCAAAATCTCTAGCTTTACCGAACATACTTTTAGTTCTATCTGCATTAGGAAAAGCTGCATTATATTCATAATCAGGTCTTTCAAAAAATAAATTATCTGTTTGTCTAAAACCACTTGGATTGATACTAGTAATACCACCTCCACTTTCACCTGGTGCTCCGCCTCTTGAAACAAAAGGTCTGTATCCTGGAACACTAGCAGTTGTTGTCGTTGGCGTTCCTGTTGTAGGACCTACACCTTGATAATAGTTATATAAATCAAAGACTCGATTAGGTGTCGGTCTATAATTTTGCATAAAATCAACATTAGGTTTTACCATTATCTTCTCCCATCAGGTTGTAGATCAATTCTAACTGTTCCAAATCTCCAGCTTTCTGAAGACCCTGTGTTAGCAATCTTAATATTTGCAAATCGACCACGTGCTCTTGTATCAATCTTCTCTGTAGACGATGTTATCGTAAAAGGACTATAAGTGCTAGTGGTATCTGATTGAGCAGGAAAATTTTTAATACCTACAGTAACCACAGCGTTTCCTGTTAAAACTTTAAAGTTAGGTAATATTCTTCTCATAGCTAGAAAGAACTCTCCACTACCCTTAACATCTAAATCAAAATCATAAGACTTAATATTTGATGCAATAGCTGTAGTTGTTCCATTAGGATTAATTTGATCAGTTCCTACTTCATGTTCAAAATAGGTTGTTTGACCTAACCCTGTTTCGCCTATAATTGAAGGGAAAGTTCCTGTGTCTGAACTACTAAATTTAGTTGCAAAAGGTTTTGGATATACAATAGAATCAACCCAAGTTGTTCTAGGCTCAGTTCCTGTATACCATATTAATCCATTTTGTGGATTTGATTCACCGTAATTATAAACAACATATCTATTATTATAAGTAGAACCTGATGTCGGATACCACCAAACTACTTCTGAAAACAAATTATTAATACCTGCACAAACTTGTTGACCTTTTGTTGTATCAAAGTCATCATAAACATAATCTTCCACTGATGATAGTAATGTTTTAACCGTACCATCAAAAGCAAAGAAACCATTATTACTTATCCAATATGCAACACCATCAATTTCAACAGCAGCATTCTGTCCTATTAATCCACAGTTAGTACCTACTTGATCAAAGCCAAATGTGAAAGGAGCTCCAACAAACTTCATAGTATAGAGTGCGTTGTCAGTCCAAACTANAATATTTTCTTTTGCAACTAATGCACCTACAATTTTAGTACCATCCTGTAGTCTCTGTGTACCCGCAGAGTTAATCGCTGTGGGTGTGTAATCATTAATAGACTCTTGATCTGAGAATCTAATAAACATATCGTCTTGAGTTGTTGGATCACCAATTGTTGTTTCTGTTCCAAAATGAATTAAGTGTCTTGTCGTTGGTGATATTAAAGTTGTTCGTGTTGCTGTAGGATTACCTAAATTTCCACTGATAGCTGTAGAAAAATTAGTAGTTGTTTTAGAGGCTCTTGTTGTAAAGTTAGCTGCAATAGAAGAATCCCAAGTAAATGTTTCACCATTTGCTATGGTTGCAACTAATACTTGACCAAAGTTACTAAGAGACCATAGCCCTGGTTCTAGTGTAATTGTTGATGCAGATACTGCACTTCCAAAGCCAGCCCATAATGTTGCGTCTTGAACTGTTGCATTAGTAGAATGGGCTTGACCATTTGATGTACCAGGTGTTGCTGTTCCTGATGCACCTCTACCGATAGTTAAAAAATTTGTAGAGTTAGTTGAAGCATAAGTAATTAATTCAGCATTTGGAATTGTGCCAACGGCTATCGTTCCTGCTGATGCAAATCCTGCTGTGGCATCTACAGTCACTGCTGTACCTGATCCACCTGTACCAGCAGTGTCTGCTAGTAATGCTCCATCTAATTCTGTGCTTTGTGATCCTGTAACATTTCCACCATAGTTTCCAATACCAAAACCATATCCATATGATTGTGCAGCAGGACCAACGGTTTGATAAGGTTCAACTATACAAGAACTTCCTGAAGTTAGATCTGAACCACCTCCATTAGCTTCTGCTGATGGCGATGTAACTGTAAAAGTTGTAGACGTTGGAACTGTTATAACTTGGCAAAGTTTATCTTCAAAGGTTGAAGCAGCTATACTAGAACCTGTCGGCATCGTTACTGAATCTAATTCAATAATATCTCCTACTTCTAATCCATGATTTGTTGATGTTGTAATGGTAACAGCCGTTCCTCTAGTTGTACTTGTAATTATAGTTGAACCTGTAAAAGTTATCTGAGCTCCTGCGTTATTACTTCTAAAAGGTGTGATGTCATACAAAGCACCTTCAAAGTAAATAA